AGATGGTCAGGTCGTCTGCTGCTACGAGTGCGCCACCATCATAGCCAAAGAGCAGACCGCAAAGAAACGTGCCGAGGCTATGCGGGCTGAGAAGCAGCGCCAGCGCGAAGAGGCCAAAAAGCAGCGGGCACTGGATGCCGAACGCCGCCAGGCTGTTAAGCCACTAAGTCACTTCGTCAAGCAAGCCCAGCAGGCATTCAACGAGTTCATCCGGTACCGGGATCGTCATCTTCCGTGCATCAGCTGCGGCCGCCACCATGACGGGCAGTATCACGCCGGGCATTTCCGCACCACCGGTGCGAATCCGGAACTGCGCTTTAACGAAGACAACTGCCATCGCCAGTGCGCCCCGTGTAATAACCATCTTTCCGGCAACCTGACGGCATACCGCCCGGCGCTGATCGCCAAAATTGGCCAGGCCCGCTTTGATGCCCTGATGGGACCGCATGAACTACCGAAATGGAAGCGCGACGACTACATCCGGATCCGCGATGAGTACCGCGCAAAACTCAAAGAACTGAAACAGCAGGAGGCTGCGTGAAGCCTGAATTTATCGAATCACTCCGCATGCGCTGGCAGCGCCTCCGCATTTATCGCCGCCCGGGTTCGGTGCTGGTGGATTACCGCATTCTTCGCAACTTTATTCGCATTTACCAGATGGCAGGGACCAGGGCATGAACCTCGAAAACACCGTGAAATACCACTTCGCTAAATCGACGATGATCAGCGACTCCCCGCGCGCCACTGGTTCAGACTCGCTCACCGGCACAGATATCATGGCCGCCATGGGCATGACGCAGGAACGGGCCGCGATGGGCTACAGCGCTTTCCTGGGCAAAATGGGGATCAGTCATAACGACCGGGAGAGGGCGATCGCGCTGCTGGCCGAGTACGCGCTGACCAAATGCGACAAGGTGCCTGCGCTGCGCAAGCTGGACTCTGAGGTTAAACCACTGGTGATGCGCCAGCTGGCCATCTTCGCCTTTGAGGACTATTCGCGCAGTGCCGCCAGCACCAAGCTGTGTGATTGCTGCAATGGGGAAGGGTTCATTCAGGCTGACGTGTTCACCAACAAGTTTCGCAAGCCTGAAGGGAAGATGACCGTGTCCGGGATGGTGAAGGTCAAAGAAACCGTTAATGTTCTCTGCAAAAAGTGTAATGGTACCGGCCAGGTCAGCGCAGCGTGCAACGACTGCCACGGGCGCGGTAAAGCTGTTAATCAGGAGCTAACTGAAGACCAGGGCGTACCAGTTCTGGCGGACTGCAAGCGCTGCAGTGGACGTGGCTATGAGCGGATCCCATCGACTGAGGCATATGCGGCTGTTTGCCGGGTTACCGATGCGATCTCTGTTGCCACCTGGGAAAAGTCGGTTAAGCGGTTCTACGACCAGCTGATCACGAAATTCGACATTGAAGAGGCATGGGCCGAGCAGCAGCTCAAGCAGATAACCAGATAGAGCCCATTAAAATAGGGTGGCATTTTATCGTGGGCTATTTACTTTTCCGGAATCTGTGTTAATTTCGTTCTAACGATGGGTTACTGCCTTCGTTTAAGCCCTGCGGTTAACCCCGTGGGGCTTTTGCTTTTAAGTCACCGCTAAAAATGATCACCTGAATTTATGAAGGCTGCCGATTGGCGGCCTTTTTCTATTTCAGGCTCCCGGAAACTCCCATCATCGCTTTGTCGTTAAGCATCCGGAGAGCCTGACCCTCTTACTACATACAGCACCCCGAAACCTATCGGAGGTGAGAGCATGTTACGCATGGAAAAATTAACCACTGGCATCGCCTACGGGGCCTCAGCGACCAACGCTGGTTACTGGAGTCTCCAGCTGCTCGACAAGGTATCACCATCGCAGTGGGCGGCCATTGGTGTGCTCGGCAGCCTGGTCTTCGGGCTGCTGACGTATCTGACGAACCTGTACTTCAAAATCAAAGAGGACCGGCGCAAAGCCGCCAGGGGGGAATAGTGGCAGACAGATCAAAGCTAAGCGCTGCGGTACTGGGGCTTGTTCTCGCCGGTGCGTCAGCCCCCGTAATCCTCGATCAGTTCCTGAACGAGAAAGAGGGTAACAGCCTGGCCGCCTACAGCGACGGCTCCGGCATCTGGACTATTTGCCGTGGCGCCACGCTGGTGGATGGTAAACCGGTTCGGCAGGGTATGAAGCTGACCCAGGCCAAATGTGACCAGGTAAATGCAGCTGAGCGCAATAAAGCGCTGGCCTGGGTAGAACGTAATATCCACGTGCAGCTCACTGAACCACAAAAGGCCGGGATCGCCTCGTTCTGCCCCTACAACATCGGGCCGGGTAAGTGCTTCCCTTCTACGTTTTACCAGCGCATCAATGCCGGTGACCGTAAAGGGGCATGTGAAGCAATCCGCTGGTGGATCCGTGACGGTGGCAAAGACTGCCGCTTAACGAAGGGCCAGAAGAACGGCTGCTACGGGCAGGTTGAACGACGGGACCAGGAAAGTGCTCTGGCATGCTGGGGACTCGATAAATGAAAACCCGCTACCTAATTGCGATCATCGTGTTCATTGTTTGCCTGTTCGGCGGCGTGTGCTGGTCAGCCTGGCATTACAGCGACAAAGCCAGTCAGGAAAAAGCACGGGCTGATTCAGCTGAGCAGCAGGTCGCAGCCGCCAACGCAGTCACCGCCAACGTTATACAGGCCGTGAACATTATCAATGCCATTTCAGAGGCTAACCAGGATGCAAAGAACCAGATCGCACTGGAGTCACAGAGAGCCCAGAACGATATCAAAATGGCTGTTGCGGATGATGATTGCGCTCGTCGGCCTGTGCCTGTTGCAGCTGCTGACCGGCTGCGGGAATACGCGGACAGTTTACGTGCAGGTTCCGGCGGTACCGCTGCCAGCAAGCCTGACCGCTGAGACGCCACAGCCTGCCATTCCCGACCCGCTTTCTTACGGGGATAGCCTGGATCTGAATGTGAACGTGCTGGCGGCGCTGGGCACATGTAACGCAGATAAGGCCAGCATCAGAAAGATTGAAGAATCACGAGCCTCGCAATAGCGGGGTTTTTACTAACCGAGGGTAAAGAATGTCATCTCCAATCATGAAGTATTTTGCGTATCAGCATCTCCCAGCGCACCTGCAGGAAGTGAGTAAGCCAATTGGCGATCTTGCGACACTGATGGATGAAACTTTGCCTGATGGTGCGGAAAAATCTGCAGGCTTACGCAAACTACTTGAAGCCAAAGATGCACTGGTTCGCGCGAAGCTAGGCTAGCTATTACAAAGCTCATCTACGGGTGGGCTTGATAATGGGTTAGCGGAAAACTTTTATTGCTTGTTGCATTTTGTGCTATAACGCTCGAAATTTTTAGCAATGGAATTGGGTAATGAAAAAGCTCGTATGTTTGCTTGCTGTGCTTATTGTCGCAGGATGCCAAAGCCACAAACAACAGCCATTAACATCGAAGCAACAGCAGGAGCTACCGAATATTAACCGCTGGGCTTCTGACTTCAAAGAAGCTGTGGAGCAGAGATTCCCCTCTGCGAGCGAGTATGATGGCAAGATTTGTACGATTCGCGTTCACCAACCCAAGGGCACAAAAAAAATAAGCAGCATGTATGCAGTTGAGGGGGATCCCGGATTGTGTGATGCGGCGATTAAAGCTATACAGGCTGCCAGTGACGATGGGGTTCTACCTCTTACGCCTGATGCAATTGGGGAAGAGTTCCCGTTGGATTTCAAAATTTAACGAGTACTCGACGTTAGCAAGGCCACCCTTGGGCGGCTAGTATTATCATCACTATAGGCATTCGCTGAGTGCACATGACCTTGGCGCTAGTACCAGTTGAGCTGTTACAAGTGCCTTTAGCAGGCATACGTTAAGTAATGTGGCATAGGTCAAAACTTCATAAATGGATCATATCCACTATTGGCTGAGTGACCTATTCTGACCGCTGCTAACCAGAGCGGAGGGAATATGAAACAGCCTTTGGATTTGAACAAAGTGGCAGTGTGGCAACTTACGTTCCGGTTTTCCACGGTCGCTGTCCCGGACGGCCAGGGCATCCACTTTGTGCGGGGGCTAGAGAACGAACCGACGCGCCAGCTGTATGACCGAATCTTTGATGAGGTGGATGCAGAGCTGCGCACTGAGTACAGTGATTATCGCTTCGAGGGCTGCGACATCAGACCTGCGATAATGAAAGAAGACTGACCGCCTCCAGGCGATTTTTATTGCCATCACCATGGGCAGACCCAGCGTAATGGCAATAATTTGGAGATTAATCGGGTTCTCGTTTGGCTTTAACCATTGCGGGCAAAGTAAATGAGTAAGTTAAAAAGACTTCTGTAAACTTCAACAACTGATCCACCTCATCAGCAGTAAATTCTTCGTCAGAATGAACAGCACCATTCGTATCAATACGTACTATATGAGCCCAGTCAGCCATTTCTTGCGTTATTAAACCAGTTTCCCTTAGTGCTGAAATGCGTCTAACTAGCTTATCCTCCTCTTTTAGTTGAAGATTTTTTGTAGCTATATCAATTACTTTTCTGCAGTTCATTGCGCTGGTTTCGTATCGGCCGCGTGAAAAATCATCCTTTGCTTCTATAAAAAATTTGGCCGCTCTGTCTGGGGTGGCTTCTGGCGCAGAGAAGGTTTTCTTGGAAGGGTAAGTGCTAAGAATTTTAAATCTAGGATTACTGTTAAGTACCACCGGGTAGAATTGTGACTCAGCATAGTCCTGAGGTGTGCCTTGAATATCTGTTTCTACCTCAGCCACTAAAAGCTTGAAGCAGGAATTGCATTGAAATACCAGCGAGAAACATCTTTGCCTTAAATATGCTTGATTACTATACCTCATCACTGCCCTTTCTTTCAGGCAGTGAGGGCAATCAATATCAATGGACATCATTGCCATTCTCAACTTTCCTCAACGGTAGAACACTTATTCATGGCCCTCACCGACAAACAAGAAATGTTCTGTCGCGAGTACCTTATCGATTTAAACGCCACGCAAGCGGCTATTCGGGCGGGGTACAGCGTCAAAACTGCAAACCGTATAGCTGCTCAATTATTGTCAAAACTTGACATCCAAAACAGGATCGCCGAACTCAAGAGTAAGCGCAACGAGGATGTGGGCATTGATGCCGATTATGTGCTCCGGCGCTTGGTTGAAATCGACCAGATGGATGTTTTGGACATCTTGAATGACGACGGCAGCCTAAGGCCGATCACCTCATGGCCTAAAGCCTGGCGAATTTCGCTAACCGGTTTGGACATCAGCACGACCATTCAAAACTTCGACGAAGAGACCGCCGAGACCATCCTTAAAAAGGTTAAGTGGCCTGATAAGGTTAAAAACCTCGAATTGCTCGGCAAGCATGTGCGCGTGCAGGCATTTAAAGAGCAGGTGGAGCAGAAGGTCACTGCAACCCACAGCATCATGCCGGTTCCGTCCTGCGATAACGTTGATGACTGGGAAGCGGCAGCGCAGAAGCAGCAGAGCGAGGTCCTTGGTGGATGAATTACAAAGCCGTCTGGAAACCTTTGCCGGGATCGCAATCGCTCTCCCTGAGCTGCCCGTGTAACGAAATCCTCTACGAGGGAACGCGTGGCCCGGGTAAAACCGCTGCGCAGCTGGCGCGCTTTCGTCGCCTGGTTGGTCTGGGCTACGGCTCGTTCTGGCGTGGCGTGATATTCGATACCGAGTATAAAAACCTCACCGACATCATCACCCAGTCGAAGCGTATGTATCGCCTGTTTAACGATGGCGCCCGATATCTGGCGTCAGCATCTGAGCTGCGATGGGTGTGGCCGACCGGCGAAGAGCTGTTGTTCCGCTTCGGGAAAGAAGAGGGAGACTACTGGGACTACCACGGTCAGGAGTTCCCGTTCATTGGCTTTAACGAGCTGACCAAGCAGCAGTCTGCTGAATTCTACGAGATGATGTTCTCCTGCCGGCGATCGTCTTTTCGGCCTGAGAACTACCCGAAGGATGATGGCTCGCTGCTGAAGCCGATTCCACTGGAGACGTTCAGCACCACAAACCCGTTCGGCATCGGCCATACCTGGGTGAAGAAGCGCTTCATTGAGCCAGCGCCACGCGGCACCATCATTCGCGAAACGCAAAAGGTGTTCAATCCTCAGACCGAGCGAGAAGAAGACGTAACGCTTACCCGTGTGGCTATACATGGTTCGTTCAAAGAAAACCCGTATCTGGATCCGCAGTACATTGCGACGCTGATGGCTATCAAAGACCCTAACCGGCGTAAAGCCTGGGTAGAGGGCTCCTGGGATGTTACCAGTGGAGGTCGCTTTGACCACCTGTGGAATGCCTCGTATCACGTCATCAAGCCGTTCCGCATTCCCGATAGCTGGACGGTTGACCGCTCCCATGACTGGGGCGAGTCGAAGCCCTTTTCTAACCTCTGGTGGGCGCGCGCCGACGGCACTGCCGCAGAGCTGCCTGATGGTCGACAGTTCTGCCCGCCTGCCGGGTCGCTGATCCTGATTGGTGAATGGTACGGCTGCCCGCCGGATGAGCTGAACAAAGGTCTGAATATGTCATCCACAAACGTCGCCAAGGGCGTGGCGTGGGTTGATAAGCGGCTGGTGGGCGAAGAGCTTGCTGAACCTGAGGAGATAAAACTCAACGGGGTGACGCAGGGGCAACTGAACATTATGCCCGGCATCTGTAAGAAGGTTGTTCCCGGCCCTGCTGACGGTGCTATCTACAACACTGGTGATGATGAACTATCTATCGCTCAGAAGATGGAATCGCAGGGCGTTAAATGGATGCCATCCAACAAGAAGCCGGGATCGCGCGTGAACGGCGCGGCCCTGTTTGCTGACATGCTGGAGGCCGTCGTTGAGGGCAAGAAGCTGGAAGCTGGCATGCCTGAGAAGCCAGCATTCTACGTGTTTGACTACTGCCGGGGCTGGATTAGCCGTGTGCCGGTGCTCGTTCGCGACAGTAAGAACCCCGATGATGTAGATACCCAGCAGGAAGATCACGACTGGGATGGCACTCGATATGCCGTCCTGCATTCACCGCCGAAGAAAGTCGGCAAAGTCACCAGCCTACGGATCTAACTCCATGCCTGATATTTCAACACCCAATCTGGACTATGGGAACATGGTGCAGGCGTGGGACATTAACGACGCCCTGATGGGCGGCACGCTGTACATGCGCCAGCTTGGAGAGTCATACCTCCCGCGCTGGCCGAAAGAGGACAAAGAGGATTATAAAAAGCGTCTGGCGGTGGCCACGCTCCTCCCGGCGTACGAAGAGACTATTAAGCAGAACATCGGGCGCGTGTTCGCCGAGCCAATTAAGTTAGGCGAGAATGTCCCTGAGCAGCTGCGCGAGCTTGCAAAGAACATCGACCTCGAAGGCACGCGACTGGATGTCTGGGCGCAGTCGTTCTTCGGGCTGGCGATGCAGTATGGCCTGTCCCATGCGCTGGTGGATTACCCCAGGGTCGATGCCGAACAGGTGAAGACCAAGGCTGATGAAAAGGCCACCGGCGCGCGCCCCTACGTCACGATGCTTAATCCCCGCCAGGTGATCGGCTGGAAATCAAAGATTGTTGATGGCAAGGTCGTGCTCACGGAGCTGCGCATCAAAGAAGTGGTGGTCGAAGATGGTGATGACTACGGCCAGACTAAGGTCGAGCAGATTCGACTGCTAACGCCCGGGCAGGTGCAGATTTACCGTAAGGCCACTGGTGCCGATGGTCAGGTGAACTGGGCGCTGCACGAAGAGTGGGCAACCTCCAGAAGGGATATCACCCTGGTTACGCTCTACACCAAGCGCACCGGTTTTATGTGCGGCTCGCCACCGTTACTCAACATGGCGTTGCTGAACGTTAAGCACTGGCAGAGCCAGAGCGAGCAGGACAACATCCTGCACGTTGTTCGCGTTCCCATTCTGTCCGTTTTTGGTCTTGAGGAAGGGCAGGAGCTGATTATTGGTTCCTCCTCGGCAACAAGTTTTTCCGATCGTCAAAAACAAGGAATGGAATACACCGAGCATACCGGGTCCGCTATCGGTGCTGGCAAAGAGTCACTGACCGACCTGGTAGAGCAGATGCGCCAGGCGGGCGCGAAGCTGCTCCGCACTGACAACACCTCAACCAAGTCTGTTGATCAGACCTCGGAAGAGAAAATGCAGGAGCAGTCACCGCTCTATACCATGGCCACCAGCCTGGAAGATGCGCTCGACAACATCCTGCAGATCATGGCTGAGTACGTCGGCGAGAAGGACGGCGGCAACGTTGATGTCCGCACCGAGCTGGATGTTGAGTCGAAAGAGTTCAACCCTCCGGCAGCGCTGGCCATTCAGTCTCTCCGTCAGGGTGGTGACCTCCGCCGTATCGACGCCATTAAGGCGCTGCAGAAGCTCAGTCTGATTGACGCTGATGCAGATCCCGATGTGGTGCTGAGCGAGCTGCTGGCTGAATCAGCCTCGTTGACCGAGCCAAAACCAGGCGAGGTGTAATATGGCCCGCTCCGTCAATGATCGCCTTCAGGATGAAACGATAGCGCACGGCTTGTATGTGAACCGCTACGGTACCGGCGTTGCCCGGCGCATGGTTGCGTTACTCAGTAAGATGGATGCAGAGCTGGCGGCCCGGCTGCTGGTGTTGCTGGACGGTAAACGTGCCGATACCTACAGCGCCCGCCGCCTGGCCTCGCTGCTGGCTGGTGTTCGTGACCTCAACCATCAGGCCTACGAACCGGTTAACGAGTCTCTGGCTCGCGAATTGACCGGCTACGTTGAATATGAGGCCGGGTATCAGCTGGACCTGTTCAGCAGCATCATTCCGAAGCAGATCCTCACTCACATACCGCTTCAGAGCATCGCACCCGAGCAGGTTTACGCAGCAGCAGCGGCGCAGCCATTCCAGGGGCGCTTGCTGAAGGAGTGGGGCCAGAAGCTCGAATCGGATCGGCTGGATAAAATCACCAACGTCGTGCGCTCTGGCTTCCTCCAGGGTGAGACGGTAGAGCAAATCGTTAAGCGCGTTGCCGGCACGCCAAAACTCAACCGTGAAGACGGGGCGATCAACGCCTCCCGACGTGATCTGGCGGTGGTGACCCGCACGGCGGTGAATCATATGGCCGCCACAGCGCGCCAGGAGTTCGCTCAGGCCAACAGCGATATCGTGAAGGCCAAGCAGTGGTCCTCCACCCTGGACACCCATACCAGCCAGTGGTGCATTATCCGCGACCGCAAGCTCTACACCCTCGACGGCAAGCCACTGGGCCATGCGATCCCGTACCTGCGCGGCCCCGGCAAAATCCACTTCTGCTGCCGCTCCGGCGAAACCATGATTACCAAATCGTGGGAAGAGTTGCAGATAGCCTCAGGCGAGCTTAGCAGCGCCACACGTGCGTCAATGGACGGCCAGATACCTGCGCATACCAGCTATGCCGATTGGCTCACCCGGCAGCCGTACGCACGACAGGAGCAGGTACTGGGCGTCACCCGCGCCTTGTTGCTACGTGACGGCAAAATCACTGTGCCGGAGATGTTCAACGATGCCGGGGAGTTCCTGACCCTGGACGAACTGCGTCGTGTGGATGCGTCGGCGTTTGAGGAATAAACATGTATAACGAAGATTTTCACTTTGTAGGAGACGGCCGTGGCAGGCGCAGGGTGCTCGTTAATGGCAACGAGGTAAAGAGCTGTGTATGGACTGACGTTAAACGAGGTGTCGCCTGCTTTCATCCACAACCGCTGCGGATCCACAAGCAAAAGCGGGGTGAAATTTACTCCCGCAAGCTGCGTGGCGTAATCACTGTTGAGTTCAAATGAACGGAGGGTGATATGCCTGAGCTATTAATCGGTCTAACCGCGTTTGTAGTAGGGCTGCTGGCAATAGCCATATCCTCTCGGTGCGTCTACGAAATGTGGTGTTTCCTGAGAGAACAAAAGAACAAACAGGTCGCTTCGGCGGCTTTTTTTATGCCTGCCGCTGAGCGGATGCGACGCGGTGCCCGGGTCGGATGACCCATTACGTATGGCCGGAAGGCTGGAGCAAAAACAATGAAACTCAAACTTGATGCTAACGGAAATGTGGTTGTTGAAAACGGCATGCCTGTGTACGTCCATGATGACGGCAAAGAGATCCCGTTCGATGCGGTCGCAGCGATGACCAAAATCACCTCCCTGAACGGTGAAGCCAAAACTCACCGCGAGGCGAAGGAGGCGGCGGAAGCCAATCTCGCGAAATTCGCTGGCATCACCGACCCGACCAAGGCGCTCGAGGCCCTGGACATGATGACCAAAATCGACCAGAAAAAGCTGATCGACGCTGGCGCCGTTGACCAGGTAAAGGCCGAGATCACCAAGGTATTCCAGCAGCAGCTGGACGAAGCGAACGGCAAGACCAGGGAGCTGGAAACCCAACTCTATGACGAGATGATCGGCGGCCGCTTCGGTGGCTCCAAGTTCATCTCCGAGAAGATGGCGATCCCGACTGAGTTCGTGCGTTCCTACTTTGGACAGAACTTCAAAATCGAAGGCGGCAAGGTCGTGGCTTACGACGGGGAGGGCAATAAGGTGTTCTCCCGCACCAAGCCCGGCGAGGTGGCCAGCTTCGATGAAGCGCTGGAATCTCTGGTCGAGTCGCATCCGCAGAAAGACTACATCCTCAAAGCGTCCGGCAACAGCGGCGGTGGCTCCCACCAGTCGCAGCATCAGGCCGGGCAGAAAACCATGAAACGCGCTGCTTTTGATGCCCTGCCACCAGCTGAACAACAGGCTGCGATTGGCGGCGGCACGAGCATCGTTGATTAATCTAAAGGAAAAATAAATGTCCAACACTTTGACTGGCCTGATCCCGACCATCTACACGGCGCTGAACCGCGTTTCCCGTGAGCAGGTCGGTTTTATCCCTGCCGTGGCCCGCAACGCCAAAGCCGATGCGGCCGCTAAGGATCAGACCGTAACCGCGCCGGTTGCGCCGAAAACCACTACCGTTGATATCACTCCTGCGGCGACCGCACCGAATGACGGTGATCAGAATATTGGTACCGTGGATGTCAAAATCACCAAATCCAAAATGGCCCCGGTCAAATGGAACGGTGAGGAGCAACTGGCTATTGGGCCATCAGGCACCTATGACATTGTCCTGGCCGACCAGTTTTCTCAGGCCTTCCGTGCGCTGAGCAATGAGATGGACGCTGACCTGGCGGCGCTGTTCTACAAATCCTCCCGCGCGGTCGGCGCGCCAAAGGATACACCTTTCAGCATCAAAGACGATCTGTCTGATGCGGCGCTGGCCCGCCAGATTTTGGTTGATAACGGCGCCCCCACCACTGATCTGCGCATGGTGCTGGGCGGCGAGGCGATGGCCTCCATTCGTGGTAAACAGTCCGTACTGTTCAAAGCGAATGAAGCCGGTACCGACCAGCTCCTGCGCGAAGGTATTATCGGTCGCGTAATGGGCTTCAACCTCCACGAGTCCGCCAATATCAAACGTACCGCGAAAAGCACCGCTACTGGCTATAAAGTCAATGGTGCCAAGAAGGAAGGCGACATCATCGTGGCCATCTCCGCGGGTACCGGCGGCATTGCGGTTGGCACCGCGGTGAAGTTCGACGGTGACGATAACCAGTACCTGGTTGTTGCTGCTACCTCTTCCAGCATCACTATGGGTGCACCGGGCCTGCGTCAGGATCTGGCAGACCAGGCAGCCGTCACTGTGCTAAGCGAGTTTGCGCCAAATATGGCATTCGACCGCAACGCATTCCTGCTGGCATGCCGCACCCCGGCGATGCCAAAAGGCGGTGATACCGCCGACGATGTAATGAACGTCACTGACCCGGCGTCCGGCATCACCTTCCAGATCGCACTGTATCGCCAGTACCGTCAGGTACGTTATGAAGTTGGTGTGGCGTGGGGTGTCGCATCTGTCCAGCCTGAACATTCCGCCATCATCATGGGTTAACCCGGGGGCTTCGGCCCCTTTGTTTTGAGGAGGCCCAATGGCCGGATTAACCAAAGAGCAGCGTGCGCAGCGTGAGGCTGAAAAGCTTGCAGCGCAAAACGGCGCTGAACAAACTCCTGCTCAGCAGGACCAGCAGCAGGACCAGCAGCAGGACCAGCAGCAGGACCAGCAGCAGGACCAGCAGCAGGACCAGCAGCAGGACCAGCAGCAGGACCAGCAGCAGGACCAGCCTGGTATTGAGCTGGTGATCATGGTGCGTGATGCCCCGGAGTTCCCCGGCGGTCCGCTGAGCGCTGAGGTTCACCCTGACGAAGTTGAGAACTGGCTGGCGCTGGACTGGCGTCTGGAGGAATAACCATGCTGGTTGCCGATCCCCATTCGCCTGACTTCAACACCTACGCCAGCGTCGTTGACCTGCGCGCGTTCGCGGCGGGGCGCGGATATACCGTTCCTGCCGATGACGGCGAGTGCAGCATGTTGTTGATGCAGGCAATGGACTATCTGGAAGGTAAGAGCTGGCGCGGCCAGCGTGCCAGCGCAACACAGCCGCTGTCATGGCCCCGTTCTGGCGTGCGCTTCGATGGTGTTGACTTGCCAGCCGATGCGATCCCGCAGCGTCTGGTTGATGCGCAATGCCGCCTGGCCGTCGAATCGCAGGAGATTGACCTTACTCCTTCGGTCACTGGTGGCGGTGCGGTGACAATGGAGCGTGTCGAGGGCGCGGTGACAGTCCAGTACGAGCCGGGTACCAGCAAGGCTACACCTTCGTTCCCTTGGTTCTATTCCTCGCTTCGCGGGCTGGTGGTGGGCGGCAATCAGATCCGCATTGAAAGGGGGTGATATGCCAATTGACTATCGCCGCATTCGCGCGACGGCAACCCGGCTGCTGACCGAGAACGGGAAAGCTTACCAGCTTACCCGCGGCGGCGGCACCATTCGCGATCAGTTCGGAAAGGAGGTCACCACGCCTGCAGTGACAGCCACCGTTACAGGTGTCATCACCGAATACTCTGCACGCGAAATAGATGGCTCGCTGATCGCCACCGGCGACAAGAAGCTGGCGGCCACGTTCGAAACGGAAGTGCGCATCGATGACCGCATCGAAATCGACGGCAAAAAGTGGCGCGTGGTGCAGCCGCATCCCGTTAAGCCTGCTGACGTGCTGATCTCCTACAACATTCAGCTGAGGGCGTAACTATGGCCAGCACAGCAAATCAGCCGTTCCTGGCTGCCATTCAGTTGTTCGTGGATGACTCGAAGCAGGAGATGGACGAGGTGGTGCGCCGGGCGGGTATCAAAATCCTCGGGCGGCTGGTGGATATGTCGCCAGTCGGGCAGCCGGATATCTGGCAGGTGAACCAGACGGCATCGGCATATAACACTGCTGTGAGGGAGCATAATGCGACCCTTCGTGATGATCCCTCTAACCTCACCAAAGCCGGGCGGCTCAAGCGCGGGCTGCGCGTGAACGACTCAATGGACATCAAAAAGCCAGAAGGGTACGTCGGCGGACGCTTCAAGAACAACTGGTATGTGGGGTTTGATAGCCAGCCGACAGACTCGAATGACACGCCAGATGCCTCCGGTCAGGGTTCAATCTCCAGAGGGCTCGTGGTACTTGAGGTGTTCAGGGTGGGACAGGTTAGCTCGATTTACTTCACCAATAACCTGCCGTATGCCCAGGCGCTGGAGAACGGTCATTCAAATCAGGCCCCTGGCGGTATGGTCGGATTAACGGCACTGGATGCCGCGCAGCTGTTCCGCGAGGCAATGAGCGAGGTACGCAATGGCCAGTGACCAGTCCATGCGAATTACTGGCCTGCTGGAGAGTCGGGTAGCGGTCATCGCCGCGTCGCTGGGCTTACCCATCGCCTGGCCGAATATCGCGTTCGACCCGCCTGACGGCCCATACGCCCGGGTTTATGTTCTTCCAGCGCAGACGGTAGGACAGGATCTGGAAGGCCAGATACGCACTTATCAGGGCATCCTGCAGGTGAACATCATCGTTCCCGCAGGCTCAGGTGTGACCCAGACCAGAGAGTTGGCTCAATCTATCGCTGATGCCTTCCCCGAAGGATTGCCGCTAGTGGAAGGCGACCTCACGGTTTACATCAACGGGCCGCCGCAGGTGCGCTCGCCAATACAGGACCGGCCAACGTCTGCACCTAACGGCTCCAGTGGCTCTATCACCTACACCATCCCCGTCAGCATGCAATACCGCGCTGATTACTGACCCGCCGCCCGGCGGGTTTTTTATTACCTAAATTCAGGAGAGTGCAATGGCATTCGCAATCCCCAATGGCTCGCGTGTGAACGTGGCCAGGGCCTATCAGGCCCCAATCACCTTTACTGCAGCCTCCAATGCGACGGAATGCGAGCTGACCGTTGCATCGGCTGCTGGCATCCTGGCGGGTGATGTTGTTCAGGTGAGCTCCGGCTGGCTTAAGCTCGACAATATGGTGCTGCGTATCAAATCGGTGACCGGCACCAAAATTGTTCTGGAGTCTTTTGATACCACCGACGTCAATAAATTCCCGGCGGGTACCGGCGCGGGTACTCTGCGTAAAATCGACTCATGGATCACCATGCCGCAGGTCATGACCCTGTCCACCGAAGGCGGTGACCAGCAGACTATCTCTATCCAGTTCCTGGAGGATGATAAGGCCCGTACCATTCCGACGTTTAAAAACGCCGTAGTGCAGGTTTATACCTTTGCTCACGATCCGCAGCTGGCCATCTACAAGCGACTGATTGACCTGGACGACTCCAGCGATACCACTGCGGTCTGGTTCCATAACCCTCGCGGTAAAGCCGACCGTTACTACTCCGCTAAAGTTTCCTTCCAACGCGTGCCGCGTACGGAAATTAACGCCGTAGAGAGCAACGAAGCGCGCATGAACTTTGAATCGGACATGCAGATTTACCCGATCGCTGATTCCTCCGTGTCGCCGCTGGCGTTCCTGACTGACCTGCCAGCCACCAAGTCTGTCGCTTCCGGCGCAGCGCTGGATCTGGCTGTGGTTATGAAAGGCGGCTCTACGCCTTACACCTACGTGTGGAAGAAGGGCGGCACGGCCATTCCGGGCAAAACTGCATCGACGTTCAACATCCCGTCGGTCGGGTCCGGCGATGCTGGTGTTTACACCTGTGAAGTTACGGATGCCGCAGGTAAGACGCTCACTTCTGCCGGATGCACCGTCAGCATCACCTAACCAACCATGCCCGGTTCGCCGGGCTGAAAGTACTCCGCAAAAAATATTCTCTTTGCAAAGTACAAAGTGCGTTTACTGGCCTCGTTAAAGCGAGGCTTTTTTATTTGTAGCAAGAGTACCGCTGGCGAATTTTCTGTATTCGCAGCACTCGCTTTTTCAAACTGCGCCTTCACACGCGCTCTCTAACCAAGAACCTTTCAGAAAGCGATCCTGAGAACTGCCGTTAGTGCCGGTGGGCCTCTTGGGGCGGCTTTTCTGTGTGAACGGGTTCGCTTTTTAAAGGGTATACACAATGACCTATCCAACCGTGTCAGTTAATGGCGTCTCCGTTCGCGTCGACGACGAAGGACGCTATAACCTCAATGATCTTCATGCGGCTGCAGTGGCCGAGGGAAATGCCACCGAATCGCAGCGTCCAAGTAACTTTGTCAAAAGCAAAGCCATTAAAGAATTTGTCAAAGAATTAACCGCCGCTACGAAAATAGCGGCGCTTAAAACCGTCAATGGCGGGGCAAAACATGGTGTCTGGGGCCTCGAATTGGTAGCGATACGATATGCCGCATGGCTAAGCGCGAAGTTTGAGATTAAGGTTTACCAGACCTTTCAGATGGTCATCCGTAATGGCATTGATGCCATGTCCCGCCTGAACAAAATTGACCATATCCTGAACACCGAAACCAAGGCGATTAGCCAGTGCGCCAGCCAGATGGCCCGGTGGGGCGTTGGGGGTCGCAAGCAGCTATTGCACACAGCCCGTCAACGCGTCGCTGACGAAGTCCAGATGTATCTGCCAGGCATTAATTAATACCCGCTCCGGCGGGTTTCTTTTTTCTAAGGAACCGAAATGACCAAATTCTCCCTGATCCCGAACCCAACCTTTTCAGCAACGGCAAGCATCCCGCGCGCTGGTGCTGAAGACGGCAAGCTGACCTTCACTTTCCGCCATAAGACGCTGGAGGAGCTGCGAGCCATGGACGAGAGGCTGCAAAAGGCTGCTGAAGGCAAAAAGGCTATTGTCGAGCCACAGGCCGACTACCTGATGGAAATTGTTGAAGGCTGGGCCCTGCCGGATGAGTTCACCCGCGATAACGTGATCGTCCTTCTGCAGAACTATCCGCGCGCGTTCGACAGCATTGGCCTGGCCTACACCAAAGAGCTGATGGGTATGCGCGAAAAAAACTGAGGCAGGTCGCCGCAGCGTTGTACACACCGGGCCCGACTCTCGCGGAGCTGAACGTTTTTGGTTTAACGCCTGAGGACGTGGAGGAAGAGGTGGGGATCCTGCCATCGGTATGGCATGCCTTCACCATTTTCTCGGCGCTGGCGACCCAGTGGCGTGTCGGCGCGGGCGGGGCGACCGGCCTTGATTACAACGTTCTCCCCTGGATGTTCGAATTACACGGGGTTGAGGATGCGGCGGCCTGCATGACTGACCTTCAAATTATGGAAAGTGAGGCTCTCAAGGTAATGCATATGGAGACGAAATAATGACTGACCAAATCGCCTCGATTACCTTGCGGGCCGATGTTTCCGACCTGAAGACGGCCAGCAGCGAGCTCGATAAACTGAATGAGGCGGCAGCGGGTGCCGTCGCTGGCGCAGATGCGCTGGCTGATGCCGCTAAGCGTGTTAAACCTGCAGCGAAGGAAGGCACGGAAGGCCTCCGGGAGCAGCAGAACGCGCTTAAGGGTCTGCTGGAGAATATCGACCCGGTCACCAAGGCTCTTAACCGCCTGGATGAACAGCAGGCAGCACTGAGCGGATTCCAGATCAAAGGGCTGCTGGATACAGATACCTTCCAGGCTTACAACAAAATTCTGGATGATACCCGCCTCAAGCTGACGGATACCGGCGAGGCGGCAGCCAAGGCAAAGCTGGAGCTTGATGCTGCGCGCGAAATTGAGAGGCAGGCCGCATCGCTGGATAAGCTAGTTGCCAGTATCGACCCTGTTCTCGGGAAGCTTAAATCCCTTGATAGCCAGTTCATGGAGCTGCAGGAGCATTTTTCTGCCGGGCGGTTATCGGGAGTGCAGTTTGCCCACCTGAGCGGCATCCTCCTCCAGACTGAACAAAGACTCACGGACACTGGCGAGGCAGCTGCTAAAGCCCAGGCGGAGCTGGCAGCCACCCAGGCTGCAGAAAGGCAGTCCGCAGCCCTGAAAAACCTGCTCGGCTCTATCGATCCGACCATCCGCGCATTCAGTTCTTTGGATGACCAGTACGCTCAGCTGTCGGCCCACTTCGAAGCAGGGCGCATCAACAGCGCCCAGTTCGAACACTTCAATAACATCCTCAATCAGACCCGGGAGCGCCTCTCTGGCGTCGCCGATGCGCTGCCTGAAGCATTATCCCGGCAGGAGGCAGCAGCACGTCGCGCTGGCATCTCCGTGGGCCAGTACAGCGCAGCCATGCGCACGCTGCCAGCTCAGTTCACCGATATCGCTACACAGCTGGCTGGTGGACAATCCCCGTTCCTGATCCTGCTCCAGCAGGGTGGGCAGATTAAAGACCAGTTTGGCGGTGTTCAGGGCGCACTTACTGGCGTCGGCGAATACATCCGCAGCATGGCCGGGATGATTAACCCGACCACCATTGCGCTAGGCGCTCTCGTTGGCACAGTTGGCCTGCTGGCGGCTGCAGCATACAGCTCATCTGAACAGTTTGACCAGGTCGCCCGCTCGGTCATCATGATGGGCGGCGCAGGTTTCGCCTCAATGCAGCAGCTCAATCAGGCGGCTGAAGAGGTGGCCGGTAAGACGAATACCTCCATCAGTTCCACGGTCGATACGCTGGTCACGCTAAATGACACTGGCAAGTACACCGCCAGCCAAATGAAGCAGATCGCCTCGTCCATCACTCTGATGGGCAAAGCAGGCAGCGACACTAAAGCGGCGATGTCCGACTTTGGCAAGATCGTCAGTGACCCGGTGAAGGGGCTTGCTAGCCTGAATGAGCAATACGGCTTTGTCGATGAAGCCATGATGAAGCACATCATCCAGCTGCGTAAGCAGAAAGGGGAGCAGGCGGCAGTTACCGAAGCCATTAACCTGTTTGCTGGCGTTATGGCTAAGCGCGCACAGGAGACTATTGGGGCGACTGACAATATCAGCAAAGCATGGGGCGGCTTAAAGGCTTTTGCCTCCGATATCTTCGGTCAGATAGGGGTCACAGTACGGGCATGGGGCAATCAGGTCATCGAAGTATTTAAGCTACTGGGTACCTCGTTTGAAGCTCTGTTCGTGAAAATGAAAGAGCTCTCCCTGCAAATCATGGAGGGGATGATTACCGGGTTCACGGATATAGCAACCAAGCTCCCCGGAGGAGAATCGCTGATCCGCTCAATGGGGTTGGATGGCCTTCCTGAGCAGCTTGCGAAAAATCGCGACGCTGCAAACCGTGAATACACGCAGCTTACAGCAGATTACAACAAACATTTTGCGAACCTCAGCAAATCCCAGGGGCAATGGGAGGATGAAGCCAGGAATGGATCTGGCGGTGGGGTGAGCGGCAGCGGTGCGGTCAGTCTCGAAACAAAGAATGCGGTATCCAAACTAGCTGAGGACTCAGCTAAAAAAACCAAAGAAGCCAAGGTAACCCTTGATGCTGGTGATCGCACGCTGGAAAACTACCGCGCCCAGGCCAGAACGCTAACGGAGACCCTCGAAACCCTCCGGCAGACCGGCGAGACGCATGCCAAAAACACCGAGTTTAGCAAACAGCAATCCCACTTTGCTGAACTGGATGAGGCCGCCAAAACTCGCGCTCTGACCGCGCAGGAGAAGTCCCTCCTGTCGAGCCGAGAAGCCATTCTGAATGCTGCCAAGGTAGTGGATCAGAAGAACAGGGAAGTTGAAGCCCAGCAGAAGATTAATGGGCTTGCGCAGCAGGCTAACAAGTACGTCACCCAGATGGCCGAGAAGTCCGAAGCCCTAAGGAGTGGGTCTGGCTTGAGTAGCAAAATGGCACAGCGGATGAATGAGGAGGCCCAGCTACGGCAGGGATGGCTGAACGGTGGCGGAAAACTTGAAGACGCAGGCTATGAGAAAGAGCTGGCAGCGCTTCGGAATTATTATGCTGAGGAAGATAAGCTGCGCGGCGACTGGAAAGCAGGAGCCATTAGTGGATGGAATGAGTATTTGGAAGCAGCGACAAATACCTACGACGCTGTGAAAGGTGTTGCAGGTTCTGCGCTGACCGGTCTGTCCGACATGTTGACCGATCTCATGGTGACGGGTAAGGCCTCGATTAAAGAGTTCGGGAAGTCCATGCTAAGGATGATTCTGGACGTTACCAACAGGCTGATGGTCGCATACACCTTACAGGCTGCTATGGGGTGGATTAGCGGTGGCTCTGGGGCTTCGGCGGGTGCTGGGCAATCCTTCGCCGTTCCGTCATTTACCCCAAATGCAAAAGGCGGCGTATATGAGTCTCAAGGCCTGCATCAGTACGTCAATGGGGTCTACGACTCGCCGCAGTACTTCACTTTCCAGGGCGCGTCGAAGTTCGCCAAAGGTGGAGTGTTTGCTGAAGCCGGGCCGGAGGCGATCATGCCTCTGGCAAAAGACTCTGCCGGGCGGCTGGGTGTGCGTGCTCAGGGCGGAGGCGGAAGTGCGCCGCAGGTGAATATTGATATCTATGTGGACAACAAAGGGAACACGTCAGCAAACACATCGGGAGACGGCAGTGCTGCAGCGCGGGCTTTAGGAAAGGAAGTTGAAGCCAAGGTGACTGAGATCCTGATGAGAGCTGCTCGAAGCGATGGCCTGCTAGGTAGGCAGTTCCAGTCCAAGTAATATCGGCATGTGATTCTGAAATGGCAATATCATCCGCGCCAGGTTACATCGATGCATCCCCTGGTTATTATGCTCTAAACCATACTAATCAGGGGATGATAATGAAAAAGGTCTTTACGACTGTAGTGTTAGCAATGGCCCTCTCTGCTTGTGCAAGTAGCGGCTCAACTAATAATGCTCAAAAACAAGCCAAGTACGAAGAACTATCACAATGTGATCTAAACATAGATTTACCTTCCCAAGCCCCAAAAAATAAAAGGGATTTTGCTGAGTATCTCTCAACCCAAGCGAGGAATGCATATGCAGATCAGTTCGTAATTCAAAAGCGGATTGAAATACTTCAAATGGTCGGGTGGAATGATTCAGTAGCCGATGCCATAGCAACATGCGGTGCGAACAGAAAAAACAAACGCAAAGAGAATGCGTCCGGCGTGTTTGAAGCAATGAAAGCTGGTACGACAAGCGTTGATGAAAAGCAGGCACTTATCAGTGCTTACAGTTCTTGGGAGGCTTATATTACAAATCAGTCAGCTTTAGCCAAACAGGATTTCGACTCAAAGGTTGGCTATTACAAAAACATGTAATAAGTAATAGTGAGATGTAAATATAATAAAGCCCCGGCAAGGGGCTTTATTAGTAGTAGTGTATGTTTTAAATTAGTTACAACCAAATTGATTGCAATAGTGAGAGTAAGATTGCCCTTGTGAGTTCACCCCTGAAATCATCCGGTTGCCCCCACTCATATTTGTCTGAGTTTCGTTCCAGTTCCGGCCGTTAGATGCAGTACCGTTAGTGTATGTGCTATTGCCGATAGTGTTAGAAGTCTGAGACCAGCTTGAACCATTTGCTGAGCTTCCATTTACTACAGTGGTATTACCCATACGGCTAACAGTATAGGTATTTCCATTATCATCATAACAAGTCGATAACGCACCGGAGCCAATGCATTGTGCAGCGGCACCATAAGATGTGCAAACGAGCATCAAAATTAATACTTTTTTCATTTCATTAACCTTACCTAAAGAATAGGCCTCGATTATATATCTGTTCTAGATATAACCTAAATAAATTATTGGACGTGTTCATGACAGTTGAAACCTACAGCTGGCGCTCACAGCTTGGCGCTGGCTCCATCGAATATAGCCAGACGGTGCGGGCGGCGCAGTTCGGCGACGGCTACGAACAGGTGGCTGAGAACGGCATCAACTCTACCGCCATTCAGGTGCCGATGAAGCATACCGGTGCCGAAGCCGAGGTGGACAGGATCCGCGACTTTCTTCTGGCACACACTGTTAAGGCTTTCATCATCACGCCGCCCGGCGAAGAGAAGGGGCTCTACCGCGTGTTGGCCGACTCCGTGCGTAAGAACCAGATTAGCAGCAAGTTTGCCGAGCTGACCTTCACCATCAAACGGGCCTACGGAGTGTATGCATAATGGCATTAGTCGATCAGGCGGCGATGCTTGCACCGGGCGGCAGGGTCCGCCTGGTCGAAGTTGATGCCTCAGAGTTTAGCGGTGGCATACACCGCTTTCACTACGCTCCGTTTCCTCACACACCGGCAGAGATTGACGCGGCGAACGGCGACGAGTCGAAGCTGGGGCCGAAGCCGATCATCTGGGACGGCAATGTCTATGAGTTCTGGCCTTTTCAGGTCGCGGACCTGGCGCTGTCAACCGACCAGGCCGCAGAGCCGAAGCTGAGCGTGTCGAATCTGGACGGGCATATCACGGCGCTGTGCCTGCAGTTTAAAGACATGGTGAACGCGAAGGTGAGCATCATTGATACCTATGCCGTTTACCTCGATGCGGTAAATTTCCCCGGGGGCGTGAATCCCACGGCGGATCCAACAATGTTCACCCTGCAGACCTTCTGGCTGGACACAAAAAACTCAGAGGACGATGAGGTTGTATCGTGGTCTCTCAGCAGCCCCGCTGACCTGCAAAATCTGGTCATTCCTACGAGGCAAATTACCTCACTGTGCGAATGGGCCCTGCGCGGCCAGTACCGCAGCGGTGACGGCTGCACCTACAACGGCATGGCGTACTTCGACGCCAAGGGTAATGCTGTCAGCGACCCGGCTCTGGATGCCTGCGGCGGCTGCCTGAGCGACTGCCGTAAGCGATTCGGTGCCGGTCTCGCTGAACCCAATACCGCAATCCTCGACTTCGGCGGCTACCCCAGCACGGTTCTTATTTCCCGATAAGGTTACCCCATGAACAAAACGATAATGTCTGCCATCCGGGCACATGCACTGGAGGAGTCGCCGCGCGAGTGCTGTGGCTTCGTTATTCAGGCTGGCCGCCGCCAGCGCTACGTCCCGGTACCGAACAGCCACGAAAATCCGACTGAGCATTTTCGTATCGACGGTGAGCACTGGGCGAATGCCGAAGATACCGGCACGATTATCCGCGTCATCCATTCACACCCGGGGGACGGTGCCCGGCCTATACCGTCCGATCTGGATCGCCAGCAGTGCAACCAGTCCGGCGTGGTCTGGGGTATCTATGCTCCTGACTGCGGCGAGTACGCAGAGGTAACGCCGGATGCCATCCCGCTGATTGGCCGCCCGTTTATCCTCGGCTCGCACGACTGCTGGGGTCTGATAATGGACTGGCACGCCATGCAGGGCGTCACGCTTAATGACTTCCGCGTGGATTATCCATGGTGGGAGAGCCAGTACCCGGACAACCTCTATTTCAACAACTGGCAGAAAGAGGGATTCGTTGAGTGTGAACCGGCTCCCGGCTGCATGGTCATCATGCAGGTTGAATCCGATAAGTGGAACCATGCGGGGATCATCACCGAGGAAGGAGAGCTGCTGCACCATCTTTACGGCCAGCCTTCCTGCATTACTCCCTATGCCCGCGGCTATTTTAAAGACCGGACGATGATATGCGTTCGACACAAAGACATGCCCAGGGAGGTTTTGCCATGGCGCGTTTAACGACTATTCGTCTGTATGGCGCGCTGGGTGCCCGGTTCGGGCGCGTTCACCGGTTGGCGGTACAGACATCAGCAGAGGCGGTTAAGGCTCTTTGCATCAACCTGGACGGTCTAGAAAGCTACCTGATGAATGCCAAAAAGAACGGCATGGTCTTCGCCGTTTTTCGGGGCAAGCGCAACATTGGCGCGGATGACTTTAAGGACCTGGCTGGCGACAGTGATATCCGGATCGCCCCGGTGATGGAAGGGGCGAAGAAGGCCGGACTATTCCAGACAATCCTGGGCGCAGTGATGATTGTTGCGGGGCTCGCCCTGGGTCCAGCTGGTTGGGGGCTTATCGGCGCAACTATGGCAGGTGGGTTAATCGCGGGCGGCATCAGCTCAATGGCCGGTGGTATCTTCCAGATGCTTTCACCCCAACCCAAAGGCCTGCAGGGTAGAGACGACCCCGACAATAAACCCTCCTATGCTTTCGGCGGCGCTGTTAACACCATCGCTATGGGTAATCCGGTACCTGTTCTCTATGGGGAACGTGAGATCGGCGGTGCCATCATCAGTGCGGGCATTGTCGCCGAAGATATCTGATCCACTTTCTGACCAATAAGCACCCAGTCGGGTGCTTTTTTTATGGACGCAATATGGCAACTATCACCGGTTCGAAGGGTGGCAAGCAAAAGCAGCATACGCCTGTGGAGCAGCCTGACAGCGCCCAGTCTGTGGCGCGCTGCCGGATGCTGCTGGCGCTCGGCGAAGGGGAGTTCGCTGGCGGGCTGGATGCCACCCGTATTTTTCTCGATGGTACGCCGCTGGGCAACGCCGACGGGACGATGAATTTTGAAAACGTCTCCTGGGATTTCCGGCCGGGCACACAGACCCAGACGCCGATCCCTGGCTTTCCCGCTGTCGAGAACGAAACCACGGTTGGCGTATCACTGACAAAGGCAACGCCCTGGACGCGCGCGATCAGCAATATTCAGCTCGATGCGGTTCTGGTTCGCGTCGGCATCACCGGACTGCAGCAACAGCAGGATAACGGCAATATCGTTGGTAGCTCTGTGACCTATCACATCGATGTTGCAGTTGATGGTGGCGCATACAGCACCATCATGACTAAAACCGTGACGGAGAAGCTCAGCTCTCTCTATGAACTGACCCACCGTATCAACCTGCCTAAGGCCAGCACGGGCTGGCAGATCCGCGTCGTGCGCGACACCGATGACAGCACCAGCCAGATGCTGCAGAACAAAACGCAGGTACAGGCCATTACCGAGGTGATCGACGCTCGCCTGCGCTATCCCCACACGGCGTTGCTGTATGTGTCGTTTAATGCAAAAGCCTTCAGCAACATCCCGAAGATCTCCTGCAAACCGAAAGGCCGGGTGATTCGCATTCCACAGAACTACGATCCTGTAGCTCGCACCTATACCGGCACCTGGGATGGCACGTTCAAATGGGCATGGAGTAACAACCCGGCATGGATCTGGTTCGACGTGCTGACAGAGCCGCGTTTCGGGCTTGGCCGCCGCGTAACGCCGGATATGCTGGATAAGTGGGAGCTTTACCGCATTGCCCAGCGCTGCGACCAGAAGGTGCCAGATGGCAAGGGTGGCAGCGATACAGAGCCGCGCTTTATGTTCGATGTTTACATCCAGTCACAGGCTGATGCCTGGCAGGTGATCAAGGATATCGCCGCGGGCTTCAATGGCATGACGTTCTGGGGCAACAATATGTTTAACGTTGTCTCGGACATGCCGGCAGACACCTCGAAACTGCAGATCCTCACCCGCGCATCAGTAGTCGGTAAGCCCACGTACTCCAGCGGCAGCGAAAAGAACCGGTACAGTTCGGCACTGATTAACTTCAGCGATCCGGATAACCACTATCAGGACCGCACCACGGCAGTGATGTTCCCTGACCTGGTGAAGCAGTTCAAGTTTAAACAGACGCAGATAACGGCCATCGGCTGCACACGTGAAAGCGAGGCGCAGCGGCGCGGCGGCTGGGCGGTTTATTCGAATTACCTTGACCGTATTATCACAGTGCAGACCGGGCTTGATGGTTTTGTCTATGTGCCGGGAACGGTATTCGCCTTTGCGGATGAGCGCGTGTCCGGTCGGGTGTACGGTGGGCGCATCACCGGGTACAGCGCGGGACTTAAGGCTGTAACCACTGACCGGGGCACCAGTGCAGTAGTCGGCGATACGCTGATGATCCGCACGCAGGGCGGTACCGTGGAGAGCGGCACTATACAGGCGGTAAACGGCACTCAGCTGATTGTCGACAAACCGTTTGTGGCCAGCCCGTTGCCGAACGCCGTATTTGTCATTGATGCCGGGCAGCTGCGCCTGCAGTATTTCCGCGTGACAAATCTGACGTTCAACGATGAGGAAAACACCGTCACCATCACCGGGGCGGAGTATAACGCCTCAAAATATGATGCCGTCGATAATAACGCTCGCCTGGATATTCCGCCAATCAGTCTGATCCCCACAGGTCTGGTAAACCAGCCGACCAACATTACTGTGTCGGCCTATGACGCAGTTCGCCAGGGGCAGCGCGTGGCCACGCTGGTGGCAACATGGGATGCTCCACTGGACAAAAACGGCAAGCCTCAGGCAGACGTCATAGCCTACCGGGTGCAGTGGAAGCGCGGTGATAACGAGTGGATCAACGTCCCCGAGACAGGGCTCCGGAACATTGAGGTTCCCGGTATCTTCGAAGGTGATTATCTTGTGCGGGTGCGCGCTATCAATTCCGGTGGGGCATCCAGCCTCTGGGCTTCATCGGTACTGACGCATCTGAAGGGGCGTATTGGTGATGTTCCTAAGCCAGTCGGGCTGACCGCATCTGAAGATGTTGTGTTCGGGATTAATATCACATGGGGATTCCCGGCTGATACCGGCGACACGCTCAGTACAGAGCTGCAGTACAGCATTGCGGCAGATGGCTCAAACCCGATGCTGTTGGCGGCCGTGCCGTACCCGCAGAAAATCTACCAGCAGATGGGCCTGAAGGCAGGACAGGAGTTCTGGTACCGGGCGCGGCTGGTGGATCGTATCGGTAACCAGTCAGGCTGGACCGACTGGGTGCGCGGGCAGGCGAGCATTGACGTCTCTGACATCACCGACGCCATCCTGGAGCAGATCAAAGAGACGGACCTGTTCAAAGACCTGATCGAGAATGCCGTGGAAACGAGCCAGACCGTTGCGGATATGGCCGCCACGATAGCCGAAAATGCCGACCAGCTGGCGGCGGCCGTAGGCGCAACCAGGGAGACCGCCGAGGGCGTTATTCAGAATGCGCTGGCTATCTCCGAAGTTGTGTTCCGCCAGTCTGCCCAGCAGGGGGCAAACACCGCGCAGTTTGAGCAGCTGCGCGAAGTGATAGCCACCGAGACGGAGGCCCGGGTTACCGACGTTACCCGCCTTGAGGCGTCAA